GGTCGGCCTGCCTGGCGCTTGAGACCTACCTGCTGCAAGACTTCCTCCAGTCCTACGACTATGCTGCGCAATATCTGCTCGACGGCCTGCTGTCGGTCCTGTTCGCTGTCTCGGCCATCGCCTGGATGCGAAACAGAAAGCTCAGGCTCACATGACCGGTGCGCATACCACACAGGCCCGTCGATTGAACGGGCTTTTTTATGTCCGAAAGTAAATCCGGTATGCTCGCGGCAAGACAAACACTTGAGAATTCATATATGGCAGGTGGAAGACCGACCAAGTTCAAGCCCGAGATGGCTGACCAGGCGAGAAAGCTTTGCGCCCTGGGGGCAACCGATGCCGAAATGGCCGACTTCTTTGGGGTTTCAATAGCGACCATCAACCTCTGGAAGGCCGTACACGTAGAGTTTTCAGAGTCCCTAACCGATGGCAAGGCTGTTGCCGATAAGCGCGTGGTGAGCGCCCTGTACAACAAGGCGGTGGGTTATTCATGCGAGGAGACAGATATTCGGGTCATCGACGGGAAAGTTGTGGTGACGAAGTTCGTCAAGCAGTACCCGCCCGATACCACTGCGGGCATCTACTGGACGAAGAACCGATTGTGGAAAGACTGGAAGGACAAGCGCGAGACCGAAATCTCCGGCCAAATCAACTACACAGACCTGACCGATGACGAACTTGAACGCTCTATCGCCGCAAAAGAAGCCGCCATCAAGGGAAGCCAGGATTGAATATCTGCGCTTGCTGGAGGAGAAGGAGCGGCGCCTGTCGCTGCGTAAGTCCGTGGGCACGGTAGTCGGCCTGGTTCACCCGGTGCATGGCCACACGCATTCAGTGGTGCGGCGCCACGGGGAATGGCGGACCGTTGACGAAGAGCCAGACGTCTATCTGCCGGCCAAACTGGAAGTGGTGCTGAAGTCGAAGAAGCGCTTCATCATCGTCATCGGTGGGCGCGGCTCGGGTAAGTCGGTGGGCATCGCCGACATCTGCCTGATCGACGCCAAGGACGCCGGCATCAAGACCTACTGCCTTCGCGAATATCAGTCCAGCATCAAGAACTCGATCTTCTCCCTGTTGCGTGAGGAGATAGGGCGCCTGGGCTTTGACGGGTTCACTCAGCAATCCTCAAGCATCAAGTTCGGGGCCGCTGACGCATTCCAGTTCGCCGGCCTGTCGCGCAACGTGGACAGCATCAAGTCGGCGCACGGGTTCAGCCGGTACGAGGTGGAAGAGGCTCAGTTCATCAGCGACGATTCCCTCAATGCACTGACGCCCACCGCACGGAAGAAGCCGAAGAAGGGAATGCCGACCACGCTCGAGGAGGTCACAGAGAGCGATAACGTCTCGATGGTGTTCATCGCCAACCCGTCGAGCAGCGAAGCCCCCTTCAGCAAGCGATTCATCAACCCATTCAAAGAGCACCTCGATCGCGACGGCATCTATGAGGATGACCTGCACCTGATCGTGGTCATGAACTATACGGACAACCCCTGGTTTCATGAGTCAGGCCTTGAGGAGGAGCGGCAGTGGGATTTCAAGAACCGCTCTCGCTCGCTCTATGACCACATCTGGCTCGGCCACTTCAATGACTCCGTAGAAAACGCTCTGATCATGTCGGAGTGGTTCGACGCCTGCATTGACGCCCACAAGAAGCTGGGCTTTGCGGCTGCAGGCGCACGAATCGCGGCGCATGACCCGTCGGATACCGGGCCAGACAGCAAAGGGTTCGCCGCCAGGCACGGGTCCGTCGTTCTCTCGGTCAAGGAAATGGAAGACGGGACCGTCAACGAGGGCGGTCACTGGGCTGCCGGCGAGGCGATCCAGTTCCAGGCAGACGCGTTCGCATGGGACGGTGACGGGATGGGCATCGCGCTTACTGAGCAGGTCGGCCACGACTTCGACGGCAAGCACGCCCAGTTGAGCGTGTTCCGTGGATCTGAGTCACCCGACTTCCCCGACGCGGTCTACGCCCCGTCCATGGTTTCGCCAGTGGCGCACCAGAAGACCAACAAGGACACCTTCCGCAACAAGCGGGCCCAGTACTACTTCGAGCTGCGCGACCGCTGCTATCGCACCTACAGGGCCGTAGTGCACGGCGAATACCACGATCCGGACAAGATGATAAGCTTTGACTCGTCCATCGAACTGCTGTCCAAGCTGCGCGCCGAGCTCTGCCGGATGCCGATCAAGCCAAACGGAAACGGCCTGTTCGAGCTGTACACCAAGCAGGAAATGAAGTCCAAGTTCAAAATGGCAAGCCCGAACCTGGCTGACTCCGTGATGATGCTGATGCGGTATGTACCACCGGCCAAACAGAAGGTTGTGATCCCGAGGCCCATGAAGCCCATGGGCCGCAGGTGATGTGGTTATTCCAAGCCAAGCGCGCGCCCAGGCGCCATTTTCATCTTGTTGATGCGATAGCGAGTGGTGGCATAGTTCGATCCTGTACGGCGGCACCAATCCTTGAGGCACATCGTCTCGCTACCGATGGTTACGAATTGAGTATTCCTGCGGTTAACCACTTGCTCTTTTCGAGTAGCCCATCGGCAATTTTCTTTGGAGTAGCCGAGATTGTTGTTGGTGCGGTCAAGTGTGAGTCCTTCTGGCGGGAATCCCATATCGGCAAAGAAGTTGTCGAAAGACTCAAGCCATCGCTCGCAAACTGTTATGCCTCGAGACACATAGTCCTTGGCCTGTTTTCCATTGGGGTCGGAGCATCGCTCTTTCATCTTCTGCCAGCACCTGTATATGGGCGTTCTGGACATGCCATGAACAAAGCGCTGCTCGTCCTTGATGCAGCCGCAAGACTGTACTCGACCTTCCTTGAGGTGATCTCCGCGCACTGTAGTAGACTTTCCGCATTCACAAGTGCAGTCCCAATAAGCCCGGGCGTGCTCAGGAGATCGGCGGATCACCTTGAGGCGCCCATGAATCTCTCCGGTCCTATCAATTTTTCTGAGGGCCATAATGTTCTCTCTGTGGGGGTTTTATGTTGAAGATAAAGCAGCTAAAGGACCTTCACGAGAAGGCCTACTGCTACAACCAGGAAACAAGGATGCGAGCGGCTGACGATAGCCTGTTTTACCATTTAACCCAATGGGATGACAGCACACTGGGAGAATCATCCCTCCAGTATCGCGGCCAGTTCGATGTTCTGCGCAAAGCCGGCCGGCAGATCATGGCGGACCTTCGGGCAAACCCAATTCAGGTCAACTTTGTTCCCAAGAGTGAGTCTCGCGAAGACGGCGCCGACATTCTTGACGGGCTGTACCTGACTGACGACCGAGCCAACACAACCCTTGAGTCCTATGACAACGCCACCGGTGAGGCTGTCGTGTGCGGCGTGGGTGCCTGGGAGCTGTACACCTCCTACGCCAGCAACCGGGCAGGCATCGATCACCAAATCATCTGCCGGCGCCCGATCTACGAAGCCAACAACAACTGCTTTTGGGACCCGAACGCCAAGCGCCTGGACAAGTCTGACGCCAAATACGTGTCGATCCTTGAGGCGTATTCGCCGGATGGTTATGACCAGCTTGTCGATGAGCTGTGCGGCGAGGAATGCGACGAGGACGACGAGGATGATTGCGAGCGGCAGAACCGCCCGTCCTCGTTCTCAATGCCCGAGCAGTCCTACACATTCCCCTGGATGGGTAGCGGTAACGACCTGATCTACGTAGTGAGCTTCTACCACCGCCGCAAGGTCAAGGATAAGGTCATCACCTTCACCGACCCCCTGGGCCAGCCGCTGGTGCTGCGCGAGTCAGACCTTGAGGAGGTCATGGACGAGCTGATCGACGAAGGCTACGTCATCGCCAGCGAGCGCGAGATTGAACGGTGGGAAGTGCGCAAGTACATCGCATCGGGCGAAAAGATCCTCAACGGGAAGGTCGGCAAGAACGGCGAGCGTGAAGGTGAAGTGATTGCCGGCGAACATCTTCCGGTGGTGCCGACCTATGGCGAGCGCGCGTTTGTCGAAGGTGAGGAGCACTACGAGGGGATCACCCGACTGGCGAAGGACCCGCAACGCCTGCGGAACTTCCAACTGTCCTACCTGGCCGACATCGTGAGTCGGAGCCCGCGGCCCAAGCCAATCTTCAATCCCGAGCAGATCCAGGGATTCGAGTTCATGTATGAGGAGAATGGCGCCGACAGCAACTATCCATACCTCCTGCAAAACAGGCTCGACGCTCAAGGGCAGCCGCTCCCGATTGGCCCTATCGCCGTCATGCCAGAGCAAACCATTCCTCAGGCGCTCATGGCCTCGATCGAACTGTCCCGCCAGGCAGTGGAAGACGTGGCCAACCCGGGCCTGCCGCAAGACATCGCCGACCCTGACCTGTCCGGGAAGGCTGTCAACGCACTGACAAACCGCCTTGACCAGCAATCGATCGTCTATCAGCAGAACCTCAAGCACGCCAAGCGCCGGGACGCAGAGATCTATGCATCCATGGCCGTCGAGGTCTACGACGCGCCTCGCGAAGTCACGCTGACGTCGCAGGACGGTACGACCAAGAAGGTCAAGATCATGGAAATGGTCCAGGACCGCGAGACCGGCAACCTGGTGGCGCTCAATGACCTGACCAACACCGAATATGACGTGTACGCGGACATCGGCCCGAGCTACGCCAGCAAGAAGGAACAGACGATCGAGCAGTTGACCACCATGGCCAACTCCATGGCGCCAATCGATCCGAACATGGCCAAGATGCTGATGCTCCAGACGATGACCCTGATCAACGGCGTAGACATGGACCCGGTTCGCAAGTACGCCCGCAAGCAACTGATCCTGTCAGGCATCTTCGAGCCTGAAACTGAGGAAGAGGAAGCCATGCTGCAAGAGGCCCAGCAGCAACAGGCGCCACCTGACGCAAACATGGTCCTGGCCCAGGCCGAAATGGAGAAGGCCAAGGCTGCGCAGATGAACGCCCAGCGCGAGGCGATGAAGGATCAGGCCAGCGCACAGAACAACGCGGCCAAAACTCAGATTGACGCATTCCGGGCGCAGACTGATCGGGCGGCGGTGCAGGTCGATGCCGAGAAGGCCGGTGCCGACATCCAGTTCAAGCAGGCGCAGACCGCAGGCAAGATGATGGAAAACGTGCAGCGGATGGTCAGCCCGTATCGCGCCCAGGTATCACCGAGACAGTGATAGACTCCACGCGTGGCTAGGGTAGCTCCCGAACGGCTGAACCTCACAGCCTGCCACGCACCCCATGAGGATCGACTAGAGGTGGTTGATATGCGAGCAAAGAGAATAATTCTGATGGCATCCGCGCTGCTGGCGCTCCCCGTGGGGCTTTACTGGGTCTCAGGGGCTCCCAATGCAGTTGGATGCCTGGTTGGGTATGTTGTAGGAGCGTTGGCGTGCATGGCTGGTCATAAGCTGGCGAGCTGGTGGTCAGCATGAATCTTTCTGATGTTGCCTGGGCTCTCGATGCCCTAAAGCTTTGGTACATGGAAGAAGATGGTCTTACGTCAAAGAAAGCCAAAGACTTCTACCGACATAGAGCCATGGCCAACAAGGCGAGCGGGCTTGTTTGGCATGATCGGATTTTAAACATTGATTCCTATCAAGCTCGGCAGAATAGAAAACTCGTCCATATTCAGAAATAGCCGGACTGGCCGGCAAGCATAAGGCTGCACCATGGAGCGGCTTGATGCCTTTGGGCAGACCACCATGGAAGAGACCCGCTTCGGCGGGTTTTCTTTTGCTCAAAATCCAGTAAATGCGCAATTTTTGACCACGCCGCAAAGGGTGTTATGCTTTTGCCCACTGAGGTGAACAGGTTAAACGCGATCCTTACCGGCGGGATTTGCCGGGCCATCGTTACCAAGCGAGTAAAAAATGAGCCAAACCCTGGAAGAATTACGGGCAGAAAACGCAGCAGCAGCGACAGCAGCAGCCGAGGTTCCGCAAGCCGGAGCGACTGAAGTCGATGATGTGGCGGCACAAGGCCAAGAACCCGGCGACGATCATGCGGATGATCAAGACGGCGACAACAGCCCAGCAGCAGAACCCGAAGCATGGATGAAGGGCGACGACCAGGAGTCGCAAGGTGCAGAGAAGAAGTTCACCGACCGGGACGTTGGGGCGGCTAAGGCCGGCCTGCGCGCCAAGTTGGAGAAACAGCACCAATCGGAGCTGGATCAACTGAAACAGCAACTGGAAGAGCTGCGCAGCAAGACCGTAGCACCGCAAGTCACGGCACGCCCGAAGCGTGAGGACTTCTACGACCATGACGACCCTGACGACGCTTACACCGAGGCCGTCACCGAATGGAAGTTGAATGAGCGACTCGCCAATCAGCACGCCGAGACACAGAACTACGATCAGCAGCGCAAGCAACTGGAAGCCCAACAGCGGATCAGCGCCAACGTAGATCAGCACTATGAGCGGGCCGCGCGCCTGGCAGCAGCAAGCGGGATCAGTCCCG